GGCGCCTATCCCATCGTGGATGTAGTCAGCCTCAATCTGCTTGAGTTGCTCATCTGGTAGGAGCCTGCGGCCATCATCATCTACTGAAACGGTGGCCGGGAGGAGTCTGGACCACCACTGTGTACGGCCAGGGTCTTGCCCTGCGAGGTATGCTTCGTGGAGCTGCTTGATACCTCGGGGAGTACCAGAGAGGACGCAGAAACCGTGATTGGCTTCGATAATCGGGCGGATGATTTCGGTGAATACCCGACCCTGCTGATCGTCGTATTCGTCGACCACATACCCCTTGCCGTTACCCCCTCGATGTTTATCCGGGTTCTCGTCAGTACCATCGAAGATGAGCTGTGAGCCACTCTTGAAGTAGATGACCATGCGTTGGTCGTCCTTCTTCTGCACTTGTGATTTGGGAAGGAACTTGTGGAGGATTTCTGGGTTGTCCCAGATATGCTCCCGTATCTTCTTTTGCTGGGGATAGAGGAAATAGTATTGCCCCACCATCTTTTTATCCGGGGAGCAGCAGATTTTGATGAGGGAGTTGAACAGTCCTGAGGACTTTCCACTCCGTCGGTGATCTACTGGTGCAAGAAACTGTGGACCCTCGCCGGTGGAGGCGCGTTTCCATATCAGCTCATCGAGCTGGCGTTGGTGGGGCCTTGCTTCGTAGTTCACCACCTCGACTAACTTACCGTCGATGATCGTAGTTTGCATTTGGTGCCATAGGTATCAGTCTGTCTGCGACAGCCGACGCAGAGTGTTCGACCGTTAGCCACTTTGAAAGGGACATCTTGCGTTTCGTTTCCTCTGAGTGTTTTCTCCCGCGATGGGATGCACCCATTCTCAGGCGGGCTTCCGCCGTTCGTATCTTTCCACGGTTAGCCCGCCCAATTTTCTGCTTCACTTCGTCTGTTTGTTCAATACCATTATTCCAGGGTACTTGGCCTAGAACAAACGCCATATCTTACATTCCTGCAGCGTCTGGGGTTCCGCCCATGAAGTCTGGGGTGCCTTTGATGTCGATGTCGCCCTTGCCTGGGGTTTCAGGGGCTCTCGGGCCGCTGTTGTTCCCACCTTCGACTGGGACTGACTGACTTGGGTTGTCTACGTCGGACGCGAGGTCCTTCATAACGTCTGGTTCGATGTTCATACGTTTATCCTTTCGGGTTGTTAGCTTTTTGAGTTCCGGGTGCTGATTTCTTCTTACCTGGGGCGATGACGCGCTGGTTCACGCTCTTGGCCGCCGGGATGTTCGGGGCAAACTTTACCTTGATGGTCCGTCCTTTGGGCATATTGGTTCTTGATTAGTGATACGCCAAAAGACGGAAGTCAGGGTTTTTAGACCTGCTCCGCCCTTGGTGTCCTAGTTTCTAGAATGTAATACCTTCCTCTATTTTACGCAAGTGCCTCTTTGAGCTTCCACTGGCCGTTAGCATCTTGCTCTACCAGTTCACGGTTGGCGTGGCGGGAAACTACCTCGTCAAAATGTTCCTCTGTGATACCAATAGTGTTACAGAAGTCCCGCTTAGCGTGTGGATCGCACTGCCAATCCCTCTCTAAGATGTACGAAAGAGCCTGTTCACGGGTCAGTTCCCCGGCCCGGACGTATCGGCAAGCTATATCCGAGACTCTTTGGAAGCCAAACTTCACGAACTTGGTCCACAGTTGGACTACATAGGCTACTGAATCCTGCTGGGTGTAGTTCTCAATATGCCCCTGCCGTAGCCACTCACCTGTGTCATCTAAGTCAATGAAGCCATATTTGTGTGCCTCAGCCCGGTTTCCTAGCTCAGAATAGGGGTAATAGGCAAAGAAGTAGTGAACCGTAACGTCTTCAGTTGAGAGGGGGCTGGTGTATTCCAGTCTATCTGATGTCCCATATTGGAAGGCACTGTTCTCACCGAAGAATACATCCTTGATGCCCATACTCTTTGCAATACTGATCGGCACGGAGTATATCTTCTCCTCGATCCATTTCAGGGGATGTAGGCTCTCCTCGAAGTCCTTGAGGGTTTCTTTTCTAAAGGTTTCTGGTTCACATCGCCACGTTAGATGATCAAGGTTGAAGCGGTGGGCGATGTTCTCGTGGTTATGACTCCCGGCTTTGGTGTGGGTGAACTCATCGGTGACTGTTACCAGTAAGGGTTTGAGGCCGTACTTCTCCACCAGTTTAGAGACGATAACGGTGGAATCCTTACCACCTGAAACAGCTACCACGCAGTCATAGGGTTGCTTGAGGCCCTTCATCCGTTCGGTTTCGCCTTTGAGTTTGGCCTCTCTTTCAGACCAATTGAATGATTTAGAGGCGTTGTAGTTCATACACGCCTGACAGGTGTCTCCCTTTTCTAACGATCCAGGTCTGGCTCGGAGGGGGAACGCGCATTGTTGACATCTCATAGTGATAGTAACCTTTCGTAATCTTCTTGAGTATTTAGTTCTAAACTGGGGAAACTTTTGGCCCAGGGTTGTTTCCGCATCCATGTGGTGCAGTGTTCATCGGGGCCGTTGTTAGATGCTTTCTCTAGGGTGTCATAGTCGAATATCTCCACATTGAGTCCAGAGAGGGCGTGGAAGCCTAGGTATCCAACATTCCCCTGAAGCTCAAAGAGTCTAATGGTAAGTTTGATTATCTCAGTATTTATGAGGGGGCAATCGGCGGTGATGCGTACTATCGGATTAGCCTGGAACTCCCGAGCAGCGTGCAGGTATCTCCGGGCTAAATCTTTGGGGTCGCCCATGAAGTACTGTGCATTGTGAGCCTCTAACCATATCGCTAACTCAGGTTCATCGTTAGGGATTGCTACTACTACCGGAAAGCCTGTTAGATCACACCTTTTCATAACGTGCCACAGGACCGTTTGCCCCCTAAATGCTTTGAGGGTCTTTCTGGGTAATCTACTGGAGCCTAATCGAGCTTGGATGATGATTGTGGTGGTACCGGACGATCCTTTGACCACTCCTGTTTCTGAATCGTCCCCTCGAACCAGGTCTTGCACCATTTTACTGAGCCGGTCTGGTTTTTTGGGAGGGGCCATCCTTACGCATCCTTTCTAAAGAGTTGGTAGAAGCAGAAATCAAACTCCCGCCCTAATTGACCAGATTTTACTTCCACTCCAGGGTAGTTATAGGCGGGGCGTTTCCATAGCATATCCTCAAATCCATGATAGGGAATGATCTGATCCTCACCCATGTATTCAATGGCTAGGGCATAACCTTTGGTTACTCTCCATATTTCATCCATCGCCTGTTGGTACTGAGGGATGTGCATCAGGACCCCACAGGTGAATACTAAATCGAAGGAGTTATCAGGGAAGGGGAGTTTTGAGGCATCAGCCTGAACCGTTGGTCTGTCTTGCTTGAGTGCCTCTCGGACAGCGACCGGGTTAGGTTCAGCCCCAATGGTACAAAATCCCAGCTCAGACAGTGTATTGACGTTGTTCCCTATGTTAGAACCAACTTCTAGGATTGAAGTGACACTATCGGGGATTATATCGGTGAAGGCATCTAGGCGTTTCTCCCAGTCGTATCTGTTTCTTTCGATGTAATCATTCCCGAATCCGCCCTTCCATCTATCAAGTTGGTGGGTCATTCGCTTTTCCCTTCGGTGAGTTGCTTAGTTTTCCGAGATGCTTCGAAGTTGTGTGGTTTGATGAGGTGGCAACCGTCGCAAGGTACGCTCCCGGCCTTGAGATACTTATGTCCCTTGCCGCAACAATACTGGGGGTAGTATTGGGTGTATCCGGTAGGGTGGGCGGGGGAGAGGCATAGTTTACCATTGTCTACGTTATGACAGAGGTCTTTGTGATATTCACCCGTCACACCTAATATATTCATCTGATCCAGCCAATCACTCATGTGCTGAACCGAGTTGTTTAGGTTGTTCTGATTCTGGTAGTTGTTTGATGTCCCCGGAGTGAATATATCCAAGGGGGAGACCTTCGGGGCCTGATAACTCCTGCCTAGGGGCGAACTCATCCTTCCGTTTGCGTTCCAAATACCACTGGGCTGCTTGTTTATCCCCTCCAACCGCAGCCTGAACAATGGTCTTTTTCATGGCTAAGATAGGCCATTCTTTGGCCGAGCTGATTCTGTCACTAAACTTTGAGTCGTCCCTTAGGTGTCGATAGTATGTTTCCCTTGCGATGTTGGCATAATTACAAGCCTCCGTATCGGTTGCGCCTATCTTGAAAGCCTCCTCAAGTTTAGCCACAGTCTCGGGAGTCATGATCGTTGGTCTAGCCATCTATTTTGCTGGCCTTTTGGCCGGTTAGTTTCTCCCACCTATCTATAATCACCCTTGCCATATAACAGTAAAACGACCGATATTCTTCGGGCTTTTTCTTTTCAGATAGT